AATCACATAACGAAACGAGTCAGATTCAATCACAAACTTATCATCTTCCAACCAAACTTGTGGAAGTTGTTTTTTGTAGATTGGGAAATCAGTTGACATAATGAATCAATCGTAAGGGAAGAAAGAAGATTTAGTGGAGTCAGTTGTGTAAGGAATGTCAAAATCCTCACCAAACATTTGATAGTAAAAGTCACTGAAGATAGCAAAATCGTCAGGGGTTTCGCTGTTCCAAACTTTGAGAATCTCGGTGTAAGTGGTTTTGTTCATGTGGCCAATATAGGGCCAAATGGGTTTGAAATCAAGCGGGCTTGGGACAGCCCGCCAACTGGTTTTTTCTTTATGAACTCTCCTGCATTTTGTCGCCATAAGTTACACTTACTCCCTCTTGATCAAGTAACTCAGGATAATAATCTTTGACTTCAGTGATAAGCTCATCTACAGTATAATCATCAAGATTACCATTCAAGCTATCATAGACAAATTGATACATGGACTTGTGATCCATTCCATCAATAATTGACTCAATATATGCCTCTTGAAGTTGATCGCGGTCGATGATGTTGTCAGTCATTTGAGTCATGAGTTGATGAAGATAAGATTTGATTAGTGACATTTAGCACGCCATTCCCATCGCAGAATTTAACAACTGAGGGAGCATAGATTCATCGGTTACTTGATAACCATAACCCTCAACGCGAGAATCAACCTCACGGGAGAAATCTTTCTTGTTGATGTAACTCTTAGACTGAGTTGCACCGCAGAAAGTAACAACTTTGAGCATCAGACGATTGTGAATCTCACCCGTTGCAAATTTGACGGGATAGAAGTCAACAACCATGTTTCCGTCCTTTGAAGTGAGTTGCATGTGGTGAAATCTCTCAACATGGCCAATATAGGGCTAAACGGGGCAGAAATCAAGGGGTAGTGGCCAGCCCGTCAACTGCCCACAATCGGGTTCACTCCTATTACTTTAGCCCTAGGATTGCGTGCCGTTGCTGTTTCTCTTGCATCACGATGTGAGCTGGCATAAACTTCCTCTGTGAAAACTTTGCCGCCAACGTAAAGCTTAACTTCCCATTTCATAGTAATAACCTCAGAAAATGTTTGTCCAGGATTTGTGTTGTTTTTGTGTGATCCTACCTTCAGCTAACATGTTGTCGCAAACGTTTGCAAAGACTTGAAACTTTTCCTCCCTGTTTAACTTGTGGGGGGCGGCAGTTTCTTTGATAATCCTCAGCATTTGTGACTTGGTGATCATAACGAATGACGGTAAGTTTGTTTAGTTGTTGTTGCAGATCAGGAAAAAAATCATTCATCAGAGATACAGGAACGAACCGTAAGCATCACAAATGTGGGGATTATCTGCCAGTTGAGTGATCAGATAGCGGACACCTTTTGCAGGTGCTTTGTATGATGCAGGTTTGTAAACTTCACCAGAGTTCTTATCAACGAACATGAAGCAAGAACGTCCGTTCAAACGTTCATCAACTTGCATTACAGGGTCAGTATTTTTCAGATAAGACCACACCTTGATATATTTACGACCAACTTCATACTCAAGTTGAGTATAAACAGAACGATTGTTTTCAAGGGAAAGAACTTTCCACTCATTATTCAACACTTCGATGAGTGCTTCAGTCAGAAATTCAGGTTTGGTTTGTGTGACTGTCATGGTTGAGTTGTTTTCCATGTGGCCAATATAGGGCTAAAGGGTGCGGAAATCAAGCGATGGTGTCCAGCCCGTCAACTGGCACTGGCGAACTTGCTATTGTTAAAGTTTGCGTGAGAGAATTGCTCTCGGTTGACTAACTTAAACATGCCGTAATCGTTGGTACGAACATAACCTTCACCGCCACACTGTTTGTTGCCGATGTATGCTTTAGGACCGTTATTACGGCAAAGGAAAAGCATATCTTCCTTGATAGATTTGATGAGGAACCAGTAACTAATCAAACGAGAGTTATCAAATGTTTCGGGCACAACTTCGCGACCTTCACGAATACAACGATTAAGATCAATCTTAAGTTTCTCTGCTTCAAGTGGATCAGCAAATGTTACCAACTGGGCCATTTGACGAGCGAAACCAACAATCTCATCAAAATCTTCATCAATTTGCCATGCACTAGGTTTCACGAACTTACACGACTCAGTATCATCGAAGTCGAAAGAATCTTCGATGACATAAGCATCTTTCAGTCCACCATCAGTTGCATAGAAAGTGTGAGGAGCGATGATGATATTTTGTTCAATTATTTCAGGAAAGACATAAGTGATCGTATTGGGGCAAAAAGTATCATCATCACCGTACCCAATAAAATCACCTTGAACAATCCCGTCGAAACTAGGAAGGCAATCAAAACAGTGGTGTAATATATCAGCAACAACCCCAGAATGGTTCCGATCAATATCATCATGCGTTTCATTTATCTTGATGATTTTTTTGTTGAATACAGATTTAGTGCCGACAAAAAAGTTTTTTGTCTGAGGATTTGTGCCCCAAACAATAGCAGGAGCACCGTCAATCTTCACGGAAAGTTCACTCTCAGCGATGAACCAATCAAGGACAGAAAGATCACCCGAAAGGATGGAATCTTCTGGGTGTTGCAGATGTGTGTTCTTCATGTGGCCAATATAGGGCTAGATGGGGCAGAAATCAAGCGGGTGTGTGCAGGTTGTTCAACTGTCCCACATGTCGTCAAGTTGTTGCAATACTTGATCTTTACTAATACCTGTGGTCTTTGCGATATATTTTGCAGACAGAATCATGCCTGCAATATCATCACCAAGCATCCCCATCGCACGGTTGCAATTATCACACAACCACCCACGATGTTGTAGAGTTTCGTGACAGTGATCGAAGACTAGCTTTGCCTTTGTTGGATCATTCTTTTTCGGACCAGGATCGCGTCCACAACGATCACAACAAGCACCAACATTTGGCACTGGTGGTTTACCTGCAAGTTTGTAAGCTTCGTTCTTACCTTTGCCTGCTTCTCTTGTGCATTTCTTACACTCAGGACGGAAATACTTGTCTCCACCAGTATTAGTGGATTGATTGCGTCCAAAAAATTCTTCAGTCAGTGGATGCACAGCACCACACTTAGAACATTTGCGGGTTTCGACAGCAATCATGGTGAAATCCTTTGACACTGTTAATATACACGGAATTGACTCCCATGGGGAGAATGGTGGACACTTTGATCAACTGGCACACTATCCCCAGTTTTCCATCCATTCATCTAAAGTATAGCCTTCACCCGTGCTAGTTTCTTCTATTAACTCATCTATGGTCATTTCTATCAAATCCTCACGATATTCTTCTGTTGTTTGATCATTTTCAGGATCAAAATCATCATGGCAGAGATAATCCCACTCTGCACATAGTGCATCAATTAGTTGTGCTTTGGTATAATTCATCGACGAATCTCACTGATAGCGGGTTGACCTTGATTGAACACGACATCAACAACTGCCTGAACTTTGCGGGCAGTGCTGATACCAACTGGATCATAGGTTGGAATACAAACAAGACCGAAAGTCTTCTCAGTGCTACCCAAACGAATCACACGACCGATAGACTGACTGATGCCAATATAATCCATGTTACGCATGAAGATAACTGCCTCAAGTCCACTGACGTTGATACCCTCAGACAGAATAGAGTGGTGGATGACTACAAACTTCTTAGTGCCATCTTTGCCCCAAGTGTTCAACGTGTTGAAGAACTCTTCACGGTCAACTTTCTTGCCGTCGATGATTGCACCAGTCTTAGATGTGATCGTCATCCAAGAATAGCCACGCTGATACAACTCAGCACAGAAATCAGACTGAGAGATAAGACCCATGATCTGCTTAGTTGTACGAGCACAGATCAAAGTCTTGCTGATGTTGTTGTCATCAATAGTTTCCAGCAGATTGTCAGCATCCTCAGCATACATGACCTTGCGACCTTTAATCAAAGGCAGTTGCTTCACTACAACTTTGGGAGGAAGAATGTAACCACCTTTGACCAACTCAGGAGCAGGAATGTTGGCAAGAACTTGACCATAAACAGACCAATTCATGCCAGGTTTCTTAGGCGTCAGAGAATGTTTGGGGGTTGCAGTGTAGAAATAGCAACGATCTGCGTTCTCTGCAAAGTATTCTGTCGCAGGGAAAAAGTTACGCTTGACGCTGTTATGTGCCTCGTCAAAGTAAATGTTGTTCACCTCAATATCTGCCTCCATGATACGATGGAGCGAATTGTATGTGGTGAAGATGATAACATTCTCACCCATAGTGCGAGCACAACTAGCATAAAGGTGAATCTTTTCTGCTTTGGTTGTACTGACGTGATGAGTTTCTCCACTGTGAACGTGCATCACATGCAGATAAGGATCGCTATTGTCAGGATCAATAACCTCCATAAATTCGCTGCACAGTTGTTCTGCCAGCAGAATACGAGGAGCAACAACAACAGTCGTCACACCATTACTGCAACGATCCATAGAAGCTTGAGCATCCATGATCATCGTCAAAGTTTTACCACCACCAGTGGGCACAATCACCTGACCTTTGTTGTAATCACGAAGGCGATTGATGATGCGATCCTGATGTGGGCGAAGGGTGATTGTCATCCGTGTTCTGTTGATATGGCCAATATAAAGCACAGAGACCCCACTAGGAGCGCCTCTGTGCCACTTGTTCAATCGTCTTGGTCTTCTTGTACCTCTTCAACCTTTTTAGTCACCTTGGGACCAACTTGCACGCGACTGGTTTCATAGAACCACCGAACACGTTCACGACGAGCTTGAACCAGCATATCATATTGATCCTGCTGATCTTTAGTGAAGGTGAAATTTTGTTGCCGCCACTTATCACGAAGTTCGTTAAGATGTGGCAAGACGTTGACGGTAGAGGTGGGGAAATTCATATCAGACAGTGTAATCGTTGTTGGTAAATTCGTCAAGTTGAATGTTCATTTTAGAATCATTCTCTTCGAGTTCTGTAATATCGAAGATTTCACCAGGCATGTCCTGAATTTCACTCCAGATGTCGTCCATGTGTTGCATTTGTTTGACTCTGTTAATATACACGGAATTGGTGGTCTGTGGGAGATTAGTGGACAGTAATCTGAGTGTCCACT